TCAGCGCAAGTAGAAGCCTACAATTCTGCCTTAAATAACATGGCTACCTATCAGCCTTATGGCGCACCCGTTAAAGAGGTGCTAGAGAACATGGCGATGGATTCCCTTGAGCAGATGGACATGGCTATTAATACTTTCACAGAAGTGGTAGTAGATATGATCGCAGTTCAGCAAGTAGCAGAGATGGCAGAGACAGCAAGCACCCCCCAGCAGGAAGGAGATGTTCAGGTTTTTGTAGCTGAGAATCAGGATATGCTAACCATCACGCAGGAAGATGTGGACACGTACAACACCAGTGTCGACCAGATCGAAACATCAGCCAACGAAGCCAGTGCCTACCTAGCCGTAGCGAACAGCGAGGCAGTAGAATTTTTACAGCAGAGCATAGAAGATAAGAACACTACATCTGCTGATGTTAATATATTCTATGATGCTAATGCTCAATGGGTATCTATGGGTTACAATACGACCAGACAACTAACGGTAGTGATGTTAAGCGGTAACAATGACTTTGGTTTAGATATGTACTATAGCGAAGCAGATATTCTTGCTTTGGGTACAGAGTCAGAGTTCTATAGAACATCGCCTGTCGGAATGGGTTATGATTGTTACTTTAATATGGATTGTGAGTAATGAGCCTAGAGAATACAGAGCTTAAAATAGGAAACACATCATTTAAGGGTGTGTATATCGCTATTCTATTTAGCCTAGCTACTACATTAGGTGGCGGTGTATGGACTGCATCAAGTCTCTATTCAAGGCTAGAAGCCGTAGAGTCAAAGAAGATTCCGAATATTACTCCATTACATGAATCTATACAGCTGATTGACCAACAGCTTAAAGATAACGATATAAGCCATTTAAGCGCGAAATTAGCTACTTTAGGCACAAACCTAGACGTTATTGTAGGTCAGCAAGAAAAGCTCTTAGAGGTCTCTACAAGCGTATCTAAGCTAGAGAAAGATATTGAGGCAATGAGGGCGACTGTTAAGCAAGCAGAGCTAGTTAGTGATAGTATAGGGGATGTAGATGACCGAATTAAAATAATAGGCAAAGAGATAGATGATCTATGGCAAGGGTTGGATCATTTGTCTAACCCGCTTAGATAGGAGAATGAACCATGTGGCAGACATTAATATCACCAATTGCTAACCTAGCAGGTGGCTATTTAAAGAACAAAGCAGAAGAGAAGCAGGCAAAGCATAAAGCCAAGATGAGCATGATTAAGAATGATGCTGACTGGGAATCTAAAGCTGTTGATGCTACTCAAAATTCATGGCGTGATGAGTTTTGGACAATAGTCCTTTCGATACCTATTTTCATGATTGGCTATTCCATAGTTGTCGGAGATCCTGATATTGTTCTTCGTGTGGAGGATGGCTTCCAAGCGTTAGCTCAATTGCCTGAGTGGTATCAGTATTTATTGTTTATAGCTATATCAAGTAGCTTTGGTATTAAAGGTGTTAGCAAACTAGCGAGCCTAAAGAAATGAGATTTAAGTATTTTACTGTCGAAGAGTTTGACTGTCAGGAGACTGGCGAGAACGAAATGTCAGCAGAGTTTATCTACAAGCTAGACCAATTACGTGAAGCCTGTGGATTTCCGTTTAAGATTACTAGTGGATACAGAAGTCCATCCCATAGTATAGAGGCTAAGAAAGCAAAGCCAGGCACTCATGCCCAGGGTATTGCCTGTGATATATATGTATCTGGTGGCGCACAACGCCATACTATTATCAAAGAGGCTATGCGATTAGGCTTTACTGGTGTCGGTGTTGCTAAGACATTTATTCATGTAGACATCCGTGAAACTACGCCAGTTGTCTGGAAATACTAAACATTTCTGTTGATAGATAAACAACATTAGAGTATATTGTTACTTCCATAGGAGGTAATAATATGAAATCAAGTGAGTCAATAAAAGCCCTTGCAGAAGCATTATGTAAGGCACAATCTGAGATGGGGGGTGCGGTTAAAGATTCCTCTAACCCTTTCTTCAAATCTAGCTACGCGGACTTAACATCCGTTATTAAAGCTATCAAAGAGTCGTTTGCTAAGAACAACCTTAGTTATACTCAGTTCCCTATATCTGATGAATTTGGCGTTGGTGTTGTCACCAGGCTAATGCATACATCGGGTGAGTGGATGGAGAATAGCTATACCCTTCCCTTAGTTAAGCGTGATCCACAAGCTGCGGGATCGGCAATCACCTATGCTAGACGTTATGCTTTGCAATCTATTGCAGGTATACCTACGGCTGATGATGATGCTGAGTCTGCAATGTTACGGACAGAGAAGTCTAAGCAGGATGAGTATGAGGACATGATTGTTGACCTTATGCCTGTGATTAAAGCAATTAAGGATGGCATTGCGACTGGAGACTATTCCACGGCTAACGAAGAATGGATGTCTCTCAGCGATACAGAGAAACAATTAGTTTGGAAAGCACCCTCGAAAGGTGGAAAGTTTACCACCAAGGAAAGGGAAATAATGAAAACATCTGAATTTAGAGAAGCCCAATAGGAGTAAGTTATGAAAGTAGGAATAAACGTGCAAATAGATGTAACTAAGATCGACAAGTCAAGACTGTATAAAGGTGCTAAGGGAACATACTTAAACCTGACTACTTTTGTTGATGTCGATAACAAAGATCAGTACGACAACAATGGTTTTATTGGTCAGAGCCTGACTAAAGAAGAGCGAGAGTCTGGTAATAAAATGAATATTCTTGGCAATGTAGATGTCTTTTATACCGATGGTGACAGCCAGCCGAAGAACACTCAAAAGGTTAAACAGGTTATGCAGGAATCTAATCTACTAGAGGATGATATACCGTTCTAAAAAAACCCCCTCCGAAGAGGGGGCTAAAACCATAGGAGTGTGAGGGGGAAACTCACATCTCGATTTTAACACACTAAAAGGAATGTCAGCATGATTGATACAGGCAAGTGCCTGAAGATGGCACAAATCCACCTAGATGTATCTAGTGTTGAGTTAGCCAAGATTACAGACAGTACACCGCAGCAAGTAGTACGGTGGAGATCGCAAGCTAATATGAAGATACATACCATAGACAAGATATGTAAGGCGATGAATATATCGATTTATGATTTTTTGTTATACCAGAAAATAGAAACCCCCAATTAAGGGGGTTTACTTTTAGTCTCAGAAAAGACTATACTTGAATCTACGACAAAACAAGTAAGCTAAGTATACCATACTATCCTTTCCAAAGAAGTATTATCTTGTCTTATCTTGTCTTGTGTATTCGGGCTTGGGGCTGACGAACTCCTTAAATAAAACGTCAGAGCGTGGTTGACCCTCCAGACAAAGCCCTCGATGCAGATCGGTTTCTGCAAAGAGATAGGTTGGATATCCGATACGAATACAATGTAACCGCAAAGTTGCTATGCCCTTTGATCTTAAATTTCGCTCCGCGCAGTGAAAGGGTTAAATAATGCTTGTACATATACAAATATGTATATAATATAAATATTAAATTAATCGGGCGAAACTTTAGTTGAGCCATATAGGAGTGGGAAATGAACGGTAAAGGCAGTAAGCAAAGACCAACAAACAAATCTAAGTTTGATTCTAATTACGATGCAATATTTAACAAACCAGAGGAAAAACCAATGACACAGCAAGAGAGAATCCATAATTATCTGCAAGAAAATAAATACATTACTGGGCGTGAAGCATTAATAGACTTGGGTATTTACCGATTATCGGCTAGAATCTCCGAAATGATGCAAGATGGCATAGATATTAAGAAGAAGCGTATCACTGTTAAGAACAAGTTTAATGAGTCTTGCAGTGTAATGCAGTATTCATTGGGGGAATAATTATGTTATGTAAAGACGGTAGTACATACGAACCAAAGACAGAAGATGTTATCGCTTGGGAAAGAACTTATTCAGAGCGTGGTGTTAAGGTTCAGCAGGAGCTAATGTCAATGGAATCTTGGTTAGATGCTAACCCAGGTAAAAGAAAGACAAAGGTTGGCATTAAGAGGTTTATTGATTCTTGGTTAAAGAGGGCTGCTGAATCTGGCGGCTCTCCCATGGTTAAGTCTAAGAGTCAAAGTAGTAGAGCTATATCAGTTGAGGATAAATTAGCTGATGTTAGTTGGGTTGAAAATGTGGAGGCAAAAAACAGAGCCATTAACTATTTCATAGGTAAATATGGCTATTACTTTGATGGGACTGTAAGACATGAAAACCCGAAGAATCCAGTTCAAGGGAAGACATGATTCGTTAGTTGATGGTAAGTACTACACATACGATGAATTATCTGCACTAATAGGCTCTACGTACTACTGCATTAAAAACAGATTGTACAGTAAAGCCTACTGCACAAGTGACGATCTCTATCCACCATATTCAAGAAGTGGAGGCAAAGCCAAGAGAAAGCCAAAAGAGATATGCAGACTGGAAACTGACGCGATGGTTATGTCGCAAAACTATTTGAGGAGAAAATTATAATGCCAGCAAGAATAAGAAAAAGATATGACGGCACAGAAAGTGATGTATTAATTAACGGGCAGTTCTACACATACAACGAACTTGCAGAAGCATCTGGTATCACATACAAAGCAATAACCAATAGGCTAGGTAAAAGACCTTTTGTTACAGACAGGGATTTAGTGCCAGTCAGGGAAGCAAAGCGAAGAGACTACAGCGCAAGAAAGAAGCTCACTAGTGCTTTTGAGGATAGATGCGAAACTGTTATGAATAAGTGGCTACGAAAGCCTATATGAGCCAAGGAGCATTTGTGAGATTTAACAGCAGGGGTGAAGTAGAGAAAAGGTCAAAATACCTGATTGATAACATGATGGATTGGGACTTTACTCAGCCCCTAGTTGTTAAGCTAGAGAAGTACCAAGACCCAAGAAGCCTTAGTCAGAATGCGCTATCCCATATATGGTACAGGGAGATCGCTAAAGAGATGCATAATAAGGGGCATAGGGTTGAACACGATAAGCCTGAGTTAGTTTGGAAGATATGGCTAAAGAAAAGATTTCTAGGGACAGACACATATAAGATAGGTAAGCATGAAATATCTGAGCAAGTCAAAAGTAGTAGCGACTTAAAGAAAGGGGAAATGGCGCACTACTTAGACCAGGTATATCATTGGGCAATAGAGTTAGGGATAAGATTATCAATACCATTAGAGTGTGAGTACGCGGAAATAAAAAAACAACAGGAGAGTTGAAATGCTAAGACCTGAGACATTAATACCGTTTTGTACGACCGAAAGACAGAAAGAGATATTGAGCGCACTAGCAACAGAGTCAAACATAAGCGAGGCTTGTAGACAGGTAAACTGCGATAGACGATATGCTTATAGGTTGATTAAGAAACTAGAAGAGAAGGCAGCAAGCCAGGGTGTTGCTCCGCACAGAGACTTAACACATCAAACAGCAGAGGGATTTAATGCAAAGCGTATCTCAACTGCATACAAAGAAGACGGATCAATCGCCCTGCAATGGGTTATCCAAGAGCCAGAGAAACGCGACCTAAGACAAAAGATTGATGCTATGGTCGATGGGTTGCGTGATGACCTGACTGGGTT